CAGTTGTTGGCACTACTTTTATGCCTGGAGAGATTTCAACTATTTTAGAGGCCAACTGTAATACTTACGTTGGAAATTTAGGAGAATTATATATTAGCCCTGGTAATTTAAGTAATGGCGACTTTATCGATACTCAAGTTGCTAAAGATTGGATTAGTTCTAGGTATAGAGAAGGGATATTTAGAGTATTAAAGGTTAATAACAAAATTGCTTATGATGATGAAGGTATTAGTCAGATTGCATCTGTTATTAAATCAGTTAACAAGCAAGCTGATAGAAATAGAATGGTAGCTAGAGATACAGAAGGTAATCCAATGATGAGTGCTGAGAAACCATTAAGAGCTGATATTCCTGACAATAATATAGCCGATCGTAAATTATCTGGCCTAAAATCTACTGTCAAATTCGGAGGAGCGATTCACGAAGTAGAAGTTGACTTTATTTTAACAATATAAGAGAGGTGATAATCAATGCCTAAGTATAGTACTGAAAAGGTTCATATTATTTTCAATAGTGGATTAGTAATGACTAGTTTTGCTGAAGATGATTTTGTTGAAGCTGAAAGAAATACTGAAAAAAGAAGTTTTGCAGTAGGGGCCAAGGGCGAAGTAATAGTTAATGAGAGTGCAGACAATACTGGTACTGTTACTGTTAAATTAAAACAAACTTCTCCTACTAATAAAGATTTAAGAGATTTATATAAAAGTGGTGCAGCATTTGACATCAATGTAACAGATGATAATCCAAATACTGCTAATGTATCTGGATCAGAAGCGTATGTTAAGAATACTCCAGGTAAGTCTAATGGGACAGAAGTTGGAGAGACTGAATGGGAAATATTAGTTGTAGATTATCAAGAAGAATAAAGAGAGGAGCTGATTTAAGTGGCTAAGCAAAAGAATGTGAAGATAAATGGTGAGGATTTTGTATTACAGCACCCAGGAGCACGTTGGTATATTAAATTAAATGATAGATGTCAAAATAGATTTGGTGTTTTACAAAGAGAAAAATACACTGATGAAATATTAGATAATGTAGTAGTTAAACCTACAGATATTAAGTCTTTGGATGACTTTGGCCCTGATCGTGACTATGGTATGGATTTTTTTAATCAGTTGATGGAGGAAGCAGAATCCTTTCTTAACTCCTAAATATACTACTAAAGGAAAAAGTATATTTTCTGTAGTTGATTATAAAAAGTATAAAAAGGAAATTAAGAATGATTTTAGAGAAGAAATGATTTGGACTATTTTTTATAATTCCGGAGAACAACTGAAGGAAATAGAAAGTTGGCATCCTGATAAACTATTTAAAGCCTATCAAGCCTTAGGATGTATTAATGAAAAGTCTAAAAAAGCAAGTAAACAAAAAGGGGGTGGTTAGTAAATGGCTACAGGAAGAAGTTTAAAGTTTGATATAGGTTGGGATCTTAATAAAAAACCACTCCTTAAGGCTGATCAGGATACTGATAGATTTAGGGATAAAGTTCTAGGACTTAATAGTAACTTAGAACAAACTGGCAATGCTGCTAATGTAGCAGGGGCCAAAGTTTCTCAATCATTGGGCCAAGCCAGAAATACAACTAATAATTTAGAGAATGAAGTTGAAAGTACGAATAATCAATTGAAACAGACAGGAATTTTAGGGACTACAGTAGGATCAAAGCTCTCCAATGCTTTTGATAGTGCCAAAGATTCAATCAAAGGAGCTATGAGTTCTGGGATCAATCAATTGAAAGAAATGAGACACGAATTAGGGATGGCTACAGCTGTTGGCAGCGGCATAATTTTTAAGACTATGAAAGACGCTTCTGATCTTAATGAAACTGTTAATAAATTAAATGTTTCTTTCGGGAAGAAGTTGGCCCCTACTATAAAAAATTGGGGTAAACAGTTTGCTGATCAAGTTGGTCGTGGTCGAGATGATACCTTAGGATGGTTAGGAGATACTCAAGATTTAGTGTCTAGCTTCTCCGATAACAAAAAAGAAGCAGCTAAAATGTCTAAACAATTAGTTAAATTAGGAGTTGACTTAAGTTCCTTTCAAAATAAAGACACTAATAAAGTGTTGGAAAACCTGCAAAGTGGTTTAATGGGAGAAAATCAAGCTCTTAAAAGCTTAGGTATAGGCATAACAGCTAACCAAGTTAAATTAGAAGCTTACAGAACTGGAATAGCTAAAACTGGAGAAGAATTAACTAGATATCAGAAGATGCAAGCTACTATGAATTTAATGTATGATCGTAGTAAAAACGCAATAGGTGATGCAAAAAATACTGTTAATCAATTTGGAAACCAATTAAAGTTTGCAATAGGCAATCTAAGAGATATTAGTTCTACTATTGGCCAACAATACTTACCAGCTGGAAGGCAAATGCTACAAAATACCAATGATTTATTTATGGCTTTTAAAGATAATCCTAGGTTTGCTAAATTTACAGCTTATGCCATAGCAGGTACAACAGCAGTTTTAGGATTAGGAACTGCTATAGGATTTGCCGGAATGGCAGTCCCAGCTCTATATGGAGGGATTACTACTGTTGCTGGTGCTTTAGGATTATATACTCCTGCAGCTACTGCAGCTAAAGGAGCTACTGTTGGTTGGAATACAGCACTGTTAGCTAATCCAGCAGTACAAATTACAGCTGGAGTTATAGCCTTAGGAGCAGCACTTTATGGCATTGTTACTCACTGGGAAGAAGTTAAAAGTGTCGCCAACAAAACTTGGGACACTATTGAGCTAGGAGCTTACAGAGCAACAGGACCTATTAGAGATGCTTGGGGTTGGTTAATGAAGTTTGAAACCCAGATCAAGTGGACAGCAGGTATATTAGGAGTAGTATTCGCTCCAGCTATAGGTAGTGCAATTTATCAACTAGGTATTTTTGCTAGTAGTGCTATTGTTTCAGGAATCTCTGGATTAGCTTCTTTTGGGGCACAAGCTTTAACCGTAGCTGGTGCTAGCTTAGCTTCCTTAGGCAGTTCAATAGCTGCTATTGGATCTAGTTTATTTTGGTTTGCAGCTAGAGCCATAGTTTCGGGAATAGCAGGATTAGCAAGTTTAGGAGCTACTATTTGGGGAGCAGTTACATCAGTTTGGGCTCTTAATGCTGCTTTATTAGCCAACCCTATTACTTGGGTAGTAGGAAGTGTTATAGCTTTAGGTGCTGCTGTTTATGGTTTAGCTAAACATTGGGATACTGTTACAGCAAAGGTTAAATGGTTTTCTGATGTAACTATAGATAAATTAGGAGCTTTAATAGGATATGTTAGGAAGAATCCATTAGAGAGCTTATTAAGAATAACTATTCCAGTAGTGAATTTAATTGAACCAATAAATTTTGCCTATGAAAAAACTAGAGGATGGTTAGCTGCTCATACAGGATTAGAACTACCTAAATTTAAGATTCCATCATTTCCTGATCTAGTAGGTATGGCCAAAAATAAGGTTATTGAGCTTGCTACATGGGCTAAAGCTAATCCAGTTCAGGCAGTAGCTAGATTTATGATACCTGGACTTAATTTAATTAAGCCTATTAATATGGCCTACTCTAAAGCTAGAGGTTGGTTAAATGAGAATACTGGATTAGAGTTGCCAGAGTTCAAAATCCCTTCAGTAGATAAGTTATTTAATAAGATAGAGTCTAAAATCCAATGGTTAAAGGATAAGTTAAATGTTTTAGACCTTGGAGGATCTATTAAAGATGGAATAACTGGAACAAAAGATAAGGCCATCGGAGCAGTACAAGGAATGACTCAAAAGGTTAGAAACTTTTTACCTTTTTCACCTGCGAAGGAAGGGCCATTGTCTGATCTAGATAAAGTTGGCCCGGGATTAGTTGATACAATAGGGAGAGGAATAGATAAAGCAAGAGGTAAACTAGATAATACTGTATGGGATATGGCCAAACCAGAGTTACCTGGAATAAAAGATGTTAGTGAACCAGAAAGCTTTGCTCCATCTGAATTCAAGTTTGAGGATAGGGCAAGTGAGACAGTAAATAAAACAGATAATTATAATAATGAGACTAAAGCTGAAAGCAGAACTATTATTAGTATTGGAGATATTAATATCGATATTTCTCAAGGTGGCTCAGTTGATAGCATATTGATGGCCATAATGCCTAAGCTAGAAGGTAAGATAAGAGAAAAGTTAGAAGATTTAATATTAGAATCAGCAGTAGCAGAAGGAGTTGATATAAGTGGCTAGTTATTCAATAGGTGGAGTTCCTATCTTTGTAATAAGCGAAACCCCTCAGTTTGACAATTCTTTGACCTCTAAACCTGTTGAAGAGGAATTAGATATTAGTGACCACCTATCTCAAGACCCAGTTACTATAAATATAAAATTTGTAGTTGATAAAAATGCTGTGGAAGTAGCTAATAAATTAATAAAGTTAAGGGATAAAAAAGAAGTCTACACTTACACGGGTGTAGACTTTTCTTATCCTAATATGGCCATCAAATCATTATCGATTCCTATAAATGCAAAGATTAAAGATGGTTTTGAAGGTTCGTTATCCCTTCAACAGGTGCAAATAGTCAAAGAAAGATCTAAGGTTACTAAGTTAGGAAAAGATACTATAGGTAAGCAAGTCCAAAAGAATAATGAAGAGACTCCTAAAAGAGAGTATAAGACTGTGCAGATACCAAGCACTAACGAATATGTCAAAGTTGCAGTAGAAAGTGAGACTTCCAGTACATCAATGTCTAATGAAACGTGGACATTTTATGATTAGGTGGTGGTTAAAGTGGTGTATGATGTTCTACCGATTGATGTAGAAGGCATTGAAGAAAAGAATGATGACTTTTTAATAGATATTTTAGATCAGGAGTTTGAATTTAAAGTCTTTTGGAATCAGGAAGAAGAATATTTTAGCTTTGACCTTTATAAAGATGAAGAACTTCTTTTAAGTGGTAAAAAGATTACCTATGGAATTGATATGTTAGCCCCAGTAGTAAGTTATGGCCTTGATAAAATTAGAATTATTCCATTGGATAAGACTGGGGAAGCAGAAAAGACAGGAATAACTTTTGATAATTTTATGAGTAGCGTGCTTCCGGTGGTGGTGCTAGGTGAATAACTTTGGTCGAGTTGCTGAATTTCATGTAAAAGATAGGATTTTTAAATATCCTGAGTTAGAGATGAGCTTTGAGATTAATTTTAGTACTAAATCGGATGGTAATACTGGCCATATCAAAATCTATAACCTTAATGATAAATCAATCGAAAAGTTAAAAAAGGATGCTGAGTTTAAGTTAAAAGCTGGCTATCAAGATGATTTAGGTCTTATTATGTTAGGGAAGATAGCTTCAGCTACTACAAAATTTGAGGATAAGGATAAGCTCACTAAAATAAGCTTAGATGAGGATATTTCTACTTTAATAAAAGTTAAGATTAATAAGACTTGGGCTAAGAATACAAGGGCTGATATTATTATCAGAGATATTATTAATCAATTGCCTTTAAATTTAGGGGATTTGGATATAGTGAATAATCAAAAATATAGAAAAGGAAAGTCATTTTCCTGTAATGCTAAAAAGGCCCTTGAAGAGTTAGCTAAAGATACTGATTCTAAACTTCACATCTCTAGAGGAAAGATATATTTTAGGCCAGAAGATAAGGGAGCTTATCGAGTAGTTAAGTTAAATAAGGATAATGGCCTGATTGCTAGTCCTCAAAGAGTTGATAGTGGGGATAAGGAAAGGTGGAAGGTTCAATCTCTTCTTAGGTATAAGATTGAGCCTGATATTATATTAGATATAGAATCTTTAACCTTAAATGGCCATTATCGAGTGGTAAAAGGAAAGCATAAAGGAGATTGGACTACAGAAGTGGAGGTGGTTAAGTTTGCAGGTTAATGAATTAATTAAAAAGATGATTGATAGAGAGTTAGAAGGGTTGTATGTTGCATTGCCAGCTAAAATACAAAAGTATGATCCTGGAAAGATGCGGGCTGATGTGGTGCTCATGGCCAAAGAAAAGTTAGGGGATGAAGAAGTAATAATTCCTCCAATTGTTGAAGTGCCAGTATCCCATCTTAAAGCAGGGCCATTTTTAATTAGGCCGCCATATAAAAAAGGTGATGTGGTCCAGGTATTGTTTAATGAAAAGGCCATCGATAATTTATTGGTGGATAATAAGCCACGACCTACAGAGTTGAAAAGAAAGCATAGTTTAGATGATGCTGTTATTATTTCTGGCTTTAAAACTGAAAGAGAAGACGATTATCCTTCTGAATACCAGGAGGACCTTTTAATTTGTAATAGTGAAACTGGGGAGATGGCCGTCTTGAAAAAAGGCGGAGGAGCAGTTTTAGATATTAATGATTTGGTTATTGAGTCAAGTGATATTAAGTTGGGATCTACCAATGCTTCTGAATCTTTAGCGACTAAAAGTGAATTGAATGATTTGAAAGAATTGACTCTAAATCATGCTCATCCTTTTACGGATGTAACTCCTTCTGGACCAGTTTCTTCTGTTACTCAAGCCACTACCTCTGAAAAAGTAGATTACTCTGGTACTTCTAAGGTGGTGGCAGAATGAAAAGCCTGTTACTTAATCAAGATGGTGACTTAGAATTAGATCAATTTGAAAGTGTAAAGGTAGTTGAAGGATCAGAAGAGATCAAACAGCAGATTAAAATATTACTAGGAACTAATCGAGGAGAGTTTTTTCTTGATTTAAACTTTGGTATTCCTTGGCTAGAGTGGTTTAGAGGTGAGATTAGTGAAGAAGAGATAAGACAGGAGATAGTTAATCAGATTAATGATATTGAAGGTGTAAAAGAGGTTGAAGAGATTAATTTTGACCTTGTTAAAGAGAGTAGAAAGTCAATAATTAATTTTAAAGTAAGATTAGAAAGTGAGGAAGAGATTACTCAAAAGGAGGTGGTCTAATTGGCAGATGAAGATTATGGAGTTGTTCAGGAAGGTTTTAAGAAGAAAACTAGAGAGGAAATAGAGTCAGATATGAAGACAACTGCTCAAAATCTCTTTGGCGATGATATTAATCTGACTTTGAGGTCTCCCTTAGGGTTATTGATTGTATTGTTATCCTATCCTCTATCTTTGGTCTGGTTGGCACTTGAAGGTGTTTATAATTCAGCTTTTTTGGATACTGCTTCAGGAAAGTCTTTAGATTATGTTGGCCAGTATATTGGTATTAGCAGAAAAGGGGCAGCTAAAGCAGTAGGAGAAGCAACCTTTACCGGAGAGCCTGATGAAGTTATACCTGAAGGTTTTAAAATCTCCACTGATACTGATCCTAAAATTATCTATCAAACTACTAGATTAGGAGTGGTAGAACCAGATGGGACTATTATTCTTCCAATAGAAGCAGAGAAAGCTGGCCAAGATTATGAAGTAGCTCAAAATCAACTTACTGAAATATTAAACCCTACTCCTTATGTATATGAAGTAACCAATTCTGAAGCTACTTATGGTGGACAGGATATAGAATCAGATTATGAATTTAAGCGAAGATATAAAGAATCTGTTACTAACTCTGGAGCTTCAACTATAGATGCCATCCGTTCAGCTGTCTATGAAGTTGATGGAGTACGTTCAGTATTTATTAATGAAAATCATACTATGGAAGTTAATTCTGATGACCTACCTCCTAAATCAATAGAAGTGGTTACTCTTGGTGGTGCTGAGGAAGATGTAGCAAGTGTTGTATTAGCTAATAAACCTGCTGGAATTGAAACTGCTGGAGATATTACAGTTAATACTCAAGATAGTGCAGGAAATATAAGAACGATAGCTTTCAGTAGGCCAACCTCTATTCCTATATATGTTGATATTGAATTAAAAGTAAGTTCAGCTTTCCCAGCTGATGGTGATTTGCAATTAGAAGAGCTAATTGTGAATTATATTGGTGGAACTAATCGAGATGGCGATAATGTACCTGGTACTAATGTTGGTGAAGATGTAATCCATAGTAGAATTATTGGAGAAATATATAAAGTACCTGGTATTAACGATATTGTCAATCTTGAAATTGGAATAGTTGATAACCCTACAGGAACTAGTAATATTGAGATTGGTGGGGATAGTGTAGCCGAGACCGATACGATCAAAATCGATGTGATTCATATATGACACTAAAAGAGAGAGTGTTACAGGGATTAACAAGTATCTATAATAAGACTCAGGATAGCAACATAGGGAAATTAATTACTATTGTTACTAATCAGATTGATGAAATATATATCGAAAAAGATAAAGTTAAAGAGAACAGAGATGTAGATCAGGCCTTTGGTGAGACTTTAGATAAGATTGGAGAAGGAGTTCAACAGGAACGAGGAGCTTTAGATGATCCAACATATAGATTACTAATTAAATCTAAAGTAGCCCGTAACAGATCAACTGGGGATATCAATACTCTTTTAGATGTAATGGAAACTATGTTGGATGTAGAAAAGAAAGATATCTTATTAGAAGAGAATCCAGGTGATGAGCCCGTTTCATTATATTTTGAGATTCCTTTGGTGGCTGTTGGCCAGTATAATATTACTCGTGAGCATTTTGTTACAATTTTAAACCGTATTGCTGCAGCAGGAGTACGGCCATATACCAGATTAAATGGTACTTTTGAATTTGGAGATGTAAATAATGGTCCGGAGATTGATAATGATGCTGGTTTTGGTGACTTAAATGATGAATCTACCGGAGGTTTTTTTGGAAGCTGGCATGAGCCTGAGAATCCAGTAGAGCTACCAGATTGGTAAATTAAAAAATAAAAGGAGAGATGATAGAGATGAATATTAATAAAGATTTAGAAAAGGCAAAGAAAGAGTTGGCAGGAGCTAAGGAAGAATTTAAGGCGACTCAAGAGAAGAGACAAGCATTAATTCAGCAGGCCAACCAAGCAGTAAATGGAGTTAGAGATAATGTAGTGGCTAAAAAATCAGTTGTAGATTATTTAGAAGGTTTAGCTAATTCAAAGGATGATAGGAAAGAGCTTAAGGAAGAAGTTACAGAAGTTAAAGAAGATGGCCAATAATAAGTGAGGTGATAAACGATGGCTCATCAAGGTAATTATGTTAGTGCAGTTCCAGAATGGAATCCAGATCCTTTAAATACTGTAGAGCCAAGTGAGGTTAAAAGGAATAGTGGTTGGGATCCAGGAGAGAAACCACCTGCTCAATGGTTTAATTATCTACATCAAAGGTATTATGAAAGTATCAAAGAGTTAGATGATGCTTTGAAATCAGTTGAAGATGCTAAAGTTGATAGAGCAGGAGATACAATGACAGGGAATTTAGCCATGGGGGATAACAGTATTGAAAATATTGATGATATTACCCATAATGGCAGTTCTGCTTTTTCAATCAGGAATGGAAGTGAAGGGGAATCAACTGCTTTCTATTTAAGAGAAACTGGAGAGGCTTATGATAAAGTAGTTTTCTCTCTTAACCCAGATAATATGGTAGCAGATTTTAAAAATGGAATGACACCTAAAGTAGATGGTAATGATATTCTTCATAAAGGAAATGCAGAGGGTCAATTCATTTCTTATGATAATTCTAATGGTGATTTATCTGCTACAGATGTGAAAAATGCTCTTGATG